TGCCGGGATCTATGTTAGCTGATTTACAAATCCAATCAAACTTGGAAGTGTTACCCATATAACCTTTATCTGGATTATTCAACTGTTCATTAGTAATAGATGCAATGCCTAAAATATAATCGTAACTAGCATAGGCAAATAAAGGATTAGCTAAAGGTAATTTGATTCCACTTAATGGTTTAATGCCTGACGTAAGCGAGGAAACAAGTCCACCGGCAGCGCCTGCTATGGCAGATAATCCACCTGCTACTCCAGAACTAACAAAATCTACAGCAGATGATGCGGCATTAGATACTGAAGTAGTTGCAGAGTCAACTAGGTTTGAAAAGTCACTCATGTTATAGTCCTAACGCAGATGTTAATTCACTTAGTTTGCAAAGATAAATTTGTGTGCCTGGAGCAAAATCTAAAACAGGATCTTGAAGTACGTCCATATTACGTTGCATAAAGACCCACCATAGGCTAGAATTTCCGTACAAAGCAAATGCTAATAAATCTGGGCGATAGGCAAATTTTGCATCTATTGTATATAAAATATCGTCTGCAGATGCACTGACAGGTCGAATAGCCAGTACGTCCAAATAATTATTTGTGACTTCTGTAGTATACCAAGGACTTGTGTTTGAATAGTTGGCCATGTTAAATGTATCCGAATGGGCTGTTTAGATAACCGCCTTGAACAAATCTATCAAGACTAAAATTCTTAGCACTATTTCTACTATAGATAGGTGCTAGTGTTACAGTAAAGCTACTTTTAGTTGGTACGTGTGTTACACCACCACTAGTTTGCCCTCCTAGGCCTAGCGATCCTGCAACTCCAGCAATATTACCAACTGCTCCAGCTACACTACTTATACCACCAGCTACACTGGACAGTAGTCCTCCTGGATCTCCAAATCCGCCTATGGTATCTGCAAGGCCGCCTATGCCTCCTGCAATACCTTGTATTTCTCCTGCGGCACTTCCTACTACATTAACGCCAATGTAATCGCATTGTGAATTTAATGACACTGACATTTGTGTTACTACTACTGGAACATTCTTAAAAACATAGTTACCATACCCGTTTAAGAATACCACAGGAGGAGGATTTCCAGCCTTTGGATCATTTCCAACAAACATTTTGGTAAGGCTACGTAAATAATGAACCGCGGCAATCCAGTATAATCCTTGTGTAGCATCTTCAACGTTGAATGGTGCAGTAATTGTTATCGATCCAGGGTCGCTACTTTTGAATGATTGAAAGGTATAGTTGTTGTGTACCGTATCAATTTTGCTATATGAAGCACTACTTTGTATTGTTATTTCTGGAGTATAAGGGAAAATGAGTCCACCAGCGTCTTTTAATGGTTTTAACACAGGGCTACCTTTGAAGCTAGTCCAGTTGGCCAAACTTAATCTTACACGCCAGTCATTGGCGGCCGCATCGCCCCCAAAACTTGAAACAGCACCTGCAATATCTCCAATTGCTTCTGCGCCCGCGGCTAGTCCAGTGCCGTTTAACAGGCTATCTGCTAGATTAAAAGAACCCGATAAATCACTAAGCGTATTTAGGCCCGATGACGCGGCTCCAATTAAACCAGATGCGCTAGAAATCGATTGAGAAAGACTATCACCCAATGCCATAATAAAATACTCCTTTTGATGTATTATTTATTTGACTTTATTATGTGCGTAGTTTATAATAACTTATTAGAGGACTCTACCGGATGACAGCAAAAGTAAATTACTTAAACAACAAGGATATGTTGTTAGAAATACATAGATCAAAAACATCATATTGTAGTTTCACCAAACCAGAATATCATCAATATGATTTGATTGTACCCAGTTTAGACAAAATTAATGTTAGAACTATTGCAGAAGCCAAACGTGTACAGGCTAAACGACTGGGACAACAAGATTTTGAACAAAGAAAGAAAGCTGGCGAAAAGATTAAATTAGCTGATTGTGAAATTGACTATAAAAAGATAGCAAAGACCAGTGTTGTATTCCGTGTTATGACATTTGATCATATTCCATTAAATGGAACACGTAAGAAAAATCCTAAAAGTCTTGCTGATCATAGAGACAAAGTTAACTTTCCACCATTTCAACATTGGAAGTTTGATGATAAAGATCCAGAAAAACTCATATGTGTAGGCAAAAGCCATTGGAAAGGTGATTTAGAAAAGGGCAAGTTTGATAAAGATGCTGGACAAATCACTAATACCCTGGCACGTATGATGATTAAACTATGCGAACGCTATGCTACTCGCGGTAATGTGCGAGGTTATACTTATAACGATGAGATGAAAGGTATGGCTATATTGCAATTAACACAGATCGGATTGCAATTTGATGAAAGTAAAAGCGATAACCCCTTTGCTTATTTTACTGCGGCAGTAACTAATAGTTTTGTCCGTGTTATCAACACAGAAAAACGTAATCAAAACATACGTGACGATATCTTAGAAATTAATGGTATGAATCCTAGCTACAGTAGAACTGGTGCTGGAGAACATGCGGCGGCATTGAAACGTTATTCAGAGGACACAGAATGACACAGTTGTTTAAGAAAGTAGCTTGTTTTACGGACATTCATTTCGGATTAAAGTCTAACAGTAGTGTACACAACCAAGACTGTGAAGACTTTGTAGATTGGTACATTGCAAAAGCAAAGGAGGAAGGTTGTGATACAGGTATCTTTATGGGCGATTGGCATCATAATCGTAATAGCCTTAACATTACTACAATGGATTATAGCCTTAGGGCCCTGGAAAAGCTGGGGCAGGCGTTTGATAACTTCTATTTCTTTCCTGGTAATCATGATTTATATTACAAGGATAAGCGGGACATACACAGTGTGGAATTTGGAAAGTATATTCCTGGTGTCACTGTCGTACACGAGCCTACTACTATTGGAGATGTCACCCTTTGTCCGTGGTTGGTTGGCGAAGAGTGGAGATCCATTAGCAAAAAAGGCGGAAAATACATCTTCGGACACTTCGAACTCCCCAGCTTCTTCATGAATGCAATGGTGCAAATGCCGGATCACGGAGAGATTCAGTTAGATAGTTTCAAACAATATGAGCTAGGATTTAGCGGACACTTTCATAAACGTCAACAAAAAGGCAATATGATCTATATTGGCAATGCATTTCCGCACAATTATGCAGATGCATGGGACGACGAGCGTGGAATGATGACTTTAGAATGGGGAGGAACTCCAGAATATCATAGTTGGCCAGGACAACCTACCTTTAGAACTATTAAATTAAGTCAACTAATTGATGAAGCGGACAAAATAATATTGCCCAAGCAACATTTACGTGTTACACTAGACATAGATATCACATATGAAGAAGCTAGTTTTATCAAAGAAAAGTTTGTAGCAGACTATGACATTAGAGAACTTACACTTATTGCTGAAAAGAAAGATGTTGAAATCAATACCAACATAGATGTACAAGCATTTGAAAGTGTAGATCAAATTGTATCTAGTCAAATTGTCAATATTGACAGTGATACTTACGACAAAAATACATTACTAGCAATTTATAACAGCCTATGACAATAAAATTAAAAGAATTAACAGTTAAAAACTTTATGAGTGTGGGTAATCAAACCCAGGCTGTAAACTTTGCACAAGAAAATTTAACACTTGTACTAGGCGAAAACTTAGATCAAGGCGGCGACGACAGCGGAAGCCGTAATGGTACGGGTAAGACTACTATTGTCAACGCATTGAGTTTTGCTTTATTTGGTAATGCACTTACTAATATCAAGAAAGACAACTTAATCAACAAGATTAACAACAAAAACATGTTGGTTACTCTGTCTTTTGAAAAAGACGGAATAGATTATCGTATTGAACGTGGACGCAAACCCACTGTCATGCAATTTTTTGTCAACGATCAAGCACAAGATGTTGAAGAAACAGATGACAGTCAGGGCGACATGCGTGAAACTCAGAAGGATTTAGACGATCTTCTGGGCATGAGTCACGACATGTTCAAGCACATTGTTGCATTAAACACATATACAGAACCGTTTTTAAGTATGCGGGCCAATGATCAGCGAGTGATCATTGAACAACTTCTAGGTATTACTCTGTTAAGTGAGAAAGCTGAAGCTCTTAAAGAACAAATTAGACAAACTAAAGACAATATTACACAAGAATCAGCCAACATAGAAGCTATCAAACGTAGCAATGAAAACATTCAAAAGAGTATTGATGGCATTCTAACTAGGCAAAGTGCTTGGCGCAATCAACATGCCACCGAAGTTGAAAAGATTGGCAGGGCTATTGTAGAACTTGAGGGCGTAGATATTGAAGCTGAGCTTGCGAAGCATACGGAGCTCAAGGAGTTTGCTGAGAAATCAGCAAAGCTAAAAAGCCTAGAAAAGGAACAAGCTACGTTAAATAGCGCGATAGCGCAAGCGGAGCGAAGCGTCACAAAGTATGACGGCGAGCTCGCCAAGTTGGCTAACAAGACCTGTCACGCTTGTGAACAAACTCTCCATGACCATAAACATGAAGAAATGACTGCTACGGCACAACAGCACCTTGATGAGGCCCGAAAATATTTGGACAAGGTCACAAAAGATTTCAACAAAATACAAAAAGAAATTGCCGCCATTGGAGACGTTCCTCGCAAGCCCACTACCTACTATGACAGCGTTGAACAGGCGCTTAAACATCAAAACAATCTTAAAACTCTTGAAACACAGCTACAGATCAAGGCGGGCGAGTCCGATCCTTACCAGGAACAGATTGATGAATTGACCAATACTGCCATACAAGAAGTCACTTGGGACACAGTCAACACGCTTACACAGCTGAAAGATCATCAAGAGTTCTTGCTTAAACTACTAACCAGCAAGGATAGCTTTATTCGTAAGAAGATTATTGATCAAAACTTGGCCTATCTAAACAATCGATTGACTTATTATCTTGATAAGATGGGCTTGCCACATACTGTCATGTTCCAAAACGACCTAAGTGTGCTGATTACTCAGCTGGGTCAGGACCTAGACTTTGATAACTTGAGCCGTGGCGAGCGTAATCGCTTGATACTGTCCCTGTCATGGGCCTTTAGAGATGTGTGGGAAAGTCTATATCAGCCCATTAACTTGCTGTTTGTGGACGAGCTTATTGACAACGGACTCGATGCGTCGGGTGTTGAAGGCGCACTGGCAGTGCTTAAAAAGATGTCGCGTGAACGTAAAAAGAATATTTTCTTGATATCGCACCGTGATGAACTGATTGGCCGTGTCAACAACGTGCTCAAAGTTATCAAAGAGAATGGCTATACTTCGTATGCCAATGATCTAGAAGTAAATGAGTAAGCACGTTGAGCCCAGTCCCTATCAAAATGAAGAGTCGCATGAGCAACTCATGGCGGCCTTTAGAGAATACTTTAAGGCCAATCAGGATTGGCAACGCAAAGGCACAAGACGAGCAGGCGAAAACATGCGCTACTGGCTAGCGCAGATCCGTATTATAGCACGACAACGTAGAGAACACGTACAGCAGTATCGTGTGTATCTAGATCAATCTAAGGCTGAACGCAAGGCAAACCAAAATGACAAGGACTCTGGGACAGAATAAACTACATAGTTAATGTCCTGGTACTATGAAAATCAATTAATAACAGAATTGCCCGAAACCTGTGTTGGGTTTGTATATCTTATAACAAATACAGTCACAGGGCGTATGTACATAGGCAAAAAACTAGCTAAATTTTCTAAAACCACATACAAAGTAGTTAAATTAAAGAACGGCACTAAGAAAAAAAAGAAAATCCGTGGCAAAATTGATTCAGACTGGAGAGACTATTATGGATCTTCAGACGAACTACTCAAGGATGTCGCGCAGTTAGGTCAAGAAAACTTTCGGCGAGAAATATTATTTTACTGTACCAGTAAAGCCGAAACGTCATACATAGAGGCACGAGAACAATTTACACGCAGGGTATTGGAATCTGACGACTATTACAATGGTCAGATATCTGTTCGTGTCCACGGCTCCCACATCAAAGGCAAACAGTTAAACGGTTAAAAGCTAGCGCAGGCCAACATCATGCGCCCATGACAACTCGATAATAAGAGGGACGGAATTCTCCAGCCGTAGGAGTACTCAGCAACTATCCTTGACAGGACGTGGATCAGATATGCCTTCATACAACTGGTTTTGCTGTTTAGAAAGATTTCAAAAGGCTAAAAGAGGGGTTGTAGCCCCACGGTTTGTTGTGTGTTAGCGTATGCAACAAGCCCGCCGTCATATAAAGACAGCATGAGTAGGTACCGGATGACCGCCTACGTTCTAGTGCTAACGCTAAGTGATATTGTTCGACTCAGATAATGTCCATTCGCTTTGCCCGCTAGGGCAAAGTGTGACTGAACGATCTAGATAATATCTTAACGCTTCGCGTTTAATTGTGAAGCTAGAATAGTTCGAGCGAAAGCGAAGAACAGAAGAACGCAGTTCTTCTTTACAGTAATGGCATTCGCGTGTCTTGAGTGGCTTTGATATTGTCGTTGATAATGTTGTATATCATTTCACGATCTTCGTAACTGTAGGTCTGTAGTAGATCATTAACAGTTACACCCCCTCGCATATACCAACTGATTCTAAATAAGTCTTGTTTGAATTCTTTAACTTGATTGTCTAGCCTAATTAATTTCTGTTCAATCTCTTGGGGTGAGAGACTAATTAGGCTTGAACGAAAAAACTGCTTTGATCTAGATCCACAGACAGTTTGACTTCGGTTCCGCAGTTGTCACACTTGACAGGAAACAAGGGCATGCTAAAGCGATCTGCATTGCCCTTGTTGTGATCTCTGATTTGATCAAACACATGTTTTTCGCAGTTGTCAATCCACTCTTCTAGGAATCTGCGTTCAGTTACCACTTGATTGTCAATCTCAACGCTTTCCACTACCATTTTGAATATTTCATTGTTGACCTGTGCCAGTTCAACAAACAGTCTATTCAATACAGTTTGACGTTGGTCAGCATCTTCAATGGCTTCCACTTGTGAAATCTGTTGTTGTATCTTGAAGTTTTTAATACTGACGTCTGTGCTTTCTTTATAGTTCAAAGGGCGCAGTTTAACTGCCAGCTCGCCCACAATCAATTGATTGTCAAACTGTGTGGTCATGTAGTATTCAATGATTTTATTGAGTTCCAAGTCATATTCGTTTACAGTACCGCAGTTGTCACACTTGTGACTAACGCCCAGCTCGGGACCAAATGTGGCAATGCGTATGGCTGCCATGATAATGGGCAGGTCAATGTTGCTGACATCCCATGGATCTTTAATAGTGGGACAGCAACTGGCCACAATGGCTGCCGTACTTTCTCCTGTCAACAGGCTGTCGGGCGTTTTAATTATAATTTCGTCCATGCCAGTCATGCCATAGACAGGAATGTGTTCAGGATCGCCCTGAATAGCACCAGGCTGATTGAAAACTCCTCCGCTGGGCAGGCGAATAAAAATTTTGGGTTGTCTAAAATACTTTTGTAAGGGGTTATTCATGCTGTCTCCAAATGGGATTATGTGTTATTTATATGCGTATTTTTTGGTGTATTTTTTATTCAAACAGTCTAACAGGTAAATATACGATATGAAAGTCTACGAAATTATATCTGAAACTTGGTACAATCCCTTGACTTGGGGACAGTCAGCCGCTCCAACAGTAAATCCTGTGACCAAGGCAGTGGCCGCTGTTACGCCTAAAGAAATGGCGGCGGCCTTGAAAAACATCAAAAAAGATCCAGCAGCCTACTTAAAAGTAATTAACAAGCGTATTGAAGCAGGCGAGTTTGCCAAGGACATTGAAGCGGCCAAGAGCGCAGGCACTAGTCGCATGGGCATGACTTGGTGGGGAGTGTTCAAGGCCATTGGTTTTGCCACTGCCTGTTATGAACTGTGGGCACACTTGGCCGCAGTGGAAGCAGACTATCGTGCAGGACAGCGTGGACAGAAAAATCCAGATCCAACAGGACTGGTCAAAGACATGCCTGGCGATGCTTCCATGGAATTCAACGAAGGCGAATACAAAGAATGGCGCAGATTCTATATTGGTCTATGGGAAGCACAAGTGGCACTGCCTTTGATAGTTGGCATGATCAAAAAGATCAGCAATGTGTTCATGCTCACTAGAGCCATAGTGGGCATACTCAGTGTTGCTGGCAGCTTGGCCACATTTGGCGGAGCATTTCTAGGATTTGTCAGTTTTGAAGTATTGACACAGGCAGTGCAGTGGTGGTTAATGAGTCCACAAGGACAAGAATGGGCTGTGAAAAATTTATTTGGTCCGTTAACACTTGCTGGTGAAGTGGGTGAAGACGCTTGGCTAATATTCTACAAAGGTGTAAGTGGATTTAAGAAAGCCATGAAGAGTGGCGACATGTCAGATCTAGCCAAGGGCGACAACTACTATGATGTTACCAAAGCTGAAAGAGATAAAGATCCTAGGCTGGCCAAACGAGATGCCGAACTGGGCAATGCAGATAATGTACAATCTGGCACTAACTCTGTGGTAGTGGGCGGAGTGCGCATTACAGACAAGGATGGCTATCTCTTGCCCTATGCAGACAGCTGGGGACAGGTCAAGTATGCTATACAATATGATCCCAAAGAAAAAGCCAAGTATGATGCTGTTGTGGCCAAGGGCAAACCACCAGCAACTGCCGCAGAAAAACAACCCGGATATGGAAGTTTTGACAGCATGTAGCACAGTTGGTTAAACTAGCAGTTAATTCAATCCTATAAATATAAAATATATTTCTAGGATTTTTTATGGCCGACACTCCACCACCAATTGACGAACGCGGTGCCAAGCTGATTGCTGATGCTATTGCCAAGAACCAAGGTGGTAACTCGGCTCCTAAAAGCACAGGCCCAGTAACAACTGGATTTGAAAAAGCAGACTCTTATGCTGGATCAGTTGGTGACAAACTAAAAGAAAGATTAGGTGTAGGAGCGGACGCGGCCGGTAAAGGTCTGAGTGATCTAAAGGCTGCCACTCAAGAAAACATAGGTGCTTTTCAGAATCTAAGTAAATCTGGTGCAAATTTCAGCAACGACCTAGTGGGCATGCGAGCCGCTCAAGCAGGCAGTCGAGTCAGTCTAGGTGAATTTACAGATACCATACAAAAAAACAATACAGCGTTTGTTGGCTTAGGTGGTAACGTCAGTAAGGGAGCAGAAAACTTTGCTAAACTTACAAAAGAAATGTATGATAACAATGCCGTTGAGACAGATAGACTGCGCTCAATGGGTATTACCAACAAAGAACTTAACGATACTCTAGCATTACAAATCAGTTTCCAACGAGGAAGTTTCAAAGATAATAAAGAAGGTCACGAAGAAAGTATCAAAGCCGCTACGGAACTAGCGGATCAAATGAATAAAACTGCTATCTTGACAGGTAAGAGTCGTCAAGAACAAGAAGATGCTTTGAAGAAAGCACAAGCAGACTCGATGGTTGAAGCCAAGTTTAGATTACTGGGCGCACAACAAGGTCCTGAAGCAGAAGCCAAAGCACGTAAAGAATTCGCTATTCAAATGCAACAGGCTGAAGCACGTGGTCAAGGTCAGTTCTTCAAAGAAGTATTTGCTACAGGTCATGCCATCAGTCAAGAAGCCGCAACTCAAAGTGCAATGTTGGGCAAACAAGCTATTGCTACAGCTGAACAAGCTAAGGCCACAGCAAGAGGCGACCACGAAGCCGCTAGTAAATTTAATGAACAAGCCCGTGTTGAACAACTAGCCAACAGTAAAAATACTTCCATAATGACTGCGGCCCTGTATGGTGATGTAGGCGGAGCATACAACAAACAAGCACAGCAACAATTAAAAAACGATCAAGCAGTATACGATGCACGTAAGAAATTAGAACAAGATGCTAATTTTGCTAAACTAAGTGATCAACAAAAACTAGCCGCAATTGACAAACAAGTTGCTGAAGATGCTGCCGCCAAAAAGAAAGATGGTACAGATAAAGAAGGCGCCGCAACTACTAAAGCCGCATTAAACATTGAACAACGCATGAATGATGCTGGCTCGGCAGTAATGAACAAGTTGGTAAATCCGCTAAATGAAAAAGCAGGACCTTCTATTAATAAATTTGCAGATACTGCACTAGGAGCACAAACTAAACTCAGCAATGGACAAGTAGTAACTAAACCTCAAGCATTTGAACTAGGAGTTACACAAGGATATAAAGGCTACGATGGTAAAAGTCCTACACCTACAGATTTAGGCAGTAAAGCATTGAGTACAGTAGGAGCTGTAGGCAAAGGAGCAGAAACTGTTGCTAAAGGTGTAGGCAAGGTTGTAGATTTTGGTAAAGAAGCAATCAATGGCACACAACCTAAAGAACAACGAGACGGTGGTACACTGGAAAAAACTGGAAGTCCTGTAGAACCTGCTGACGTGATTGCAAAAATTCACAAAGGTGAAGCTGTGCTAAAACCCGAAGCTGTGCAAAACATGGGTCTTAAGATGTCTGAAATGAGTAAAATGGTTCAGACTACTATTAGCAGTGCAGGCGGACCAGGAGGCAAAGATCCAAAAGAAATAATGGAGGAAGCCAAACGTAGGTTTGAAAGCCTTAAGATAGAAGATATACCTAAACTAGATGCAGGAGGTGGATTAGAAGCTGCCAAGAAAAAAGCAAGTGAGGAAAGCAATAAATTAGTTAAAGCATCCGGCGCCGACAAAATAACAGAAGCATTACCAAAAGGCATAGAAGGATTTGGCGGAATAAAATTACCAAACTTTGATGAAATTGAAAAGACAGCAACTAAAATTAGTCCTCCCAAAGTTGACAACAAAGCTGATGCAGAAACTAAGGCCAAAGCTGATGCAGAAGCCAAAGCTAAGACTGCTAAAGAACAGCCTGCAGATCAAAAAACTGCGCCTGCTGTTGGAGAAATATCCATGAAAGATCTCAATGCCAGCTTACATCAGTTAAATATAACTATGAAGCAAGTGCTGACTTATACACAACAGACTGCTACGGCAGCCCAAGCCCAAGTTAAGGCCACTAAGAGTTTGTCAGGCAACAAGTTTGCCACCTAAGGATAACATACGATGACATGGAAAAAGTATTTCCAACCTGTAACGGTTGATAGTCAATTAAGCCCAATCAGCGGACTTAATGGCAGTGGCGGCCGACCAGGACCTGCACGTACTAATTACTCCAGTTATCTTCCTGATGTATACACAGGCAGTCCAAATCGTGTTGAACGCTATCAACAATATGAAGTTATGGACTCAGATCCAGAAGTCAATGCCGCATTGGATATTTTGGCCGAATTCTGTACACAAAAACTCAAAGATGGTAAAAGTGCCTTTGCTGTCAAGTGGCGACAAAAGGCCACTAATGCTGAAATTAAAATTGTAGGCGAGTATCTACAGCAGTGGAATCGCTTGCAAGACTTTGATAAACGTATATTCCGTATTGTACGTAATACTTTTAAGTATGGTGATGCTTTCTTTATTCGTGATCCAGAAAATCAAAAATGGTCATGGGTTGAGACAAGTCAAATTATCAAAGTTATTGTTAACGAAAGCGAAGGCAAAAAGCCAGAGCAGTACATTATTAAAGACCTAGCACCTAATTTTGTTAATCTAGTTGCTACACAAATCACTCCTAATATTAATCCACGACAAGGTGGAGGTGGCCCACAGTCTGTAGGCGGTTACTCAGGACAAAGCGGTGGAGCTAAAGGCAGTGCAGGTTCTAGCAGTAGCAGTCGTTTTGGTTTACAAATGACAGAACATGCTATAAACGCAGAACATGTAGTGCATTTAAGTTTGAGTGAAGGGTTAGACAATAACTATCCATTTGGCAATAGTTTATTAGAAAATGTCTACAAAGTTTACAAACAAAAAGAATTATTAGAAGATGCGATTCTTATCTATCGTATAAGTCGTGCTCCAGAACGTCGTGTGTTTACCATTGACGTGGGTAATATGCCCAGTCATTTGGCCATGGCCTTTGTTGAGCGTGTTAAAAACGAAATCCACCAACGTCGTATTCCGTCACAAACAGGAGGCGGACAGAACGTCATAGACTCTGCATACAACCCTCTCAGCATCAATGAAGATTACTTCTTCCCTAAAACAGCAGACGGCAAAGGATCAGACGTCAAGATGCTAGAAGGCGGTAAGAATATAGGCGAAATTGATGACTTGAAGTACTTTACTAACAAGTTATTCCGTGGATTACGTATACCTAGCAGTTACTTGCCAACAGGGCAAGACGACAGTCAAAGTAACTTTAATGACGGTCGTGTGGGCACAGCTTACATACAGGAACTGCGCTTCAACAAGTATTGCGAACGCTTACAAAGTTTAATTACCACAGTATTTGACGAAGAATTTAAGATGTTCATGAGCAGTAAAGGCATGAACATTGATCCAGCATTGTTTGAAGTAGAGTTTAATCCTCCAATGAACTTTGCAAGTAGTCGTCAAGCGGCCATAGATGCAGAGCGTATCAACACATTTAATACAATTCAAGCAGTTCCTTTCATGTCAAAGCGTTTTGCATTGAAACGTTTCTTGGGTTTGACAGACGAAGAAGTAGCAGAAAACGAACGTTTCTGGGCAGAAGAAAATGGCAAGGGACAACCTACAAGTACTGACGCCGCAGGTGAATTGCGTAGCGCAGGACTTAGTGCCGCAGGTATGGCAGGCGATGCAGATGCCGCAGGAGACTTGTCAGCACCAGATGATATGAGTTCCGACGAAGCTACACCAAGTCCAGGAGCCGCGGCAGCTCCTCCAGCCGCTGGCGCCGCACCAGCCGCATAAATACAATATGATACTTAGAGAATTGTTTTACATCGATCCAGACACACGCCATGTGGCTAATGATCTGCGCTACGAACCTAATCGCGATGGCGATATGGTGCATAGAAGTGATACTCGTAAAACAAGATTAACTCTTAAACAAATTAACGAGCTACGTAAGAGTACGGAAGCTCACATATTGGAACAGGAAAGCGAATTAGAATTTATACATTCAATGTACGCCACACCACCAGCTCCAGCTGGTGCCTAACAAAATAAGTAAAAATAGTCAAAAACTGACTATTTTCAGCCTTTATATGCACTAATATTCTCATTTAGTGTAAATAATAGACAGCCTTGTATCACAACAACAGGAGAATTTAACATGACTGACCGCGCTCAATTCGAAGCAATGCTTGAAGCTTTAATCAATGATGATACTGACCAAGCTAAAGAAATATTCCACAATATCGTAGTTTCTAAATCACGTGAAATTTACGAAGAACTACTAGCCGAAGACTTTGAACAAGACAAAGGCAATCCTTATGCTAAGGAAGAAGAGGAAGAAGAGGAAGAAGAAGAATCTGTAGGTGACGAGGAAGAATCCGAAGAACCAGAAGATGATGGTGAAGAGCCAGAAGATGATGGTGAAGATCCAGAAGATGACGGCGAAGAAGAGCCAGATTTTGGTGACGAAGAGGGTGAAGACGGTGATATCGAAGATCGCGTAATGGATCTAGAAGATGCATTGGAAGACCTAAAAGCAGAATTTGAACAACTATTGTCACAAGAAGGCGAAGAAGGACATCACGACATGGACGCAATCCATGACGCAGGACATGACATGGACATGGGCATGGACGAAGAAGATGGTATGGGTAGTCCAGAGCCAATGATGGAATACTACAAGAAAGTATCCGTAACACATGGTGACAATGGACAAAATACAAAGTCAACAATTGACAACATGAAGAACGATATGGGTGGAACAACTGCTAATATCGCTAAGAACTTCAGCACAACAAGCGGTGGAACAACTGGCGGACTAGCTAAGAATACACCAGACGACTTGACTAAAGGCATGAACGTACACAATCGTGTACAATCAAATGCAGGTAAAACAGCATTTAAGAAGCATGAACCAGGTCATGGTCCAGAAAAAGCTGGCAAGAAAGAAACTGCTGATAACAAGCAGAGCATCTTGAAAGCACGTAAGTAATAAGAGACGACATTGAAAAATATGTTATACCTCCGAGAGAATCTCAGTTTCAACGAAGCAAAAATGATCGTTGAATCTGATGACAAAGACGGTAAGAACTTGTACATGTCCGGGATTTGTATCCAGGGCGGTATACGTAACGCTAACCAGCGTGTTTACCCTGTTAATGAGATTGGCAAGGCTGTTAAGACCCTTAACGATCAGATTCAGAACGGTTATTCAGTTCTCGGAGAAGTAGATCATCCAGATGATCTAAAAATTAACCTGGATCGTGTAAGTCACATGATAGTTAATATGTGGATGGACGGTCCTAATGGTTACGGTAAACTGAAAATTTTACCAACCCCTATGGGACAGCTTATCAAGACAATGCTGGAAAGCGGAGTCAAGCTAGGTGTTTCAAGTCGCGGATCCGGAAACGTCAGAGATGACGGATCCGGTGAAGTATCAGATTTTGAGATTATCACAGTAGATATGGTAGCTCAACCCAGTGCTCCAGGAGCATATCCTACACCAATTTACGAACACTTGATGAATAATCGCGGTGGTCTAAATGCCTTGCGTATAGCGCAAGAGGTCAAGGGAGATCCTAAAGCACAGAAATATCTCAAAGAGAGCTTATTATCAATAATAAGCAAACTCCAATAACAAGGAGAATCATATATGTTGGATGCGCTAAAACAGTTATTTGAAAACAATGTGATTTCTGAAGAGATCAAAGAGTCAATTGAACAGGCTTTCGAAGCTCGCATCAGCGAGTCACGTGAAGTACTAACTCAACAACTACGCGAAGAATTCGCACAAAAATACGAACACGACAAGAATACAATGATTGAAGCTGTTGATCGCATGATCAGCGAGCAACTTTCTACAGAGCTTGTTGAGTTTGCAGATGATCGTAAGCAATTAGCTGAGATGAAAGTCAAGTATGCTAAAAAGATGAAGCAAGATGCCGCTGTAATGAAGGAATTTGTTACACGTCAATTGGCTTCTGAAGTTAAAGAATTGCACGAAGATCAAGTTACTATGGCCAACAAGTTTGGTAAGTTAGAACATTTTGTAGTTGAGGCTCTTGCTCAAGAAATTACAGAGTTTATGCAAGACAAAAAGGATCTAGCTGAAACTAAGGTACGCCTAGTTCGCGAAGGTCGTCAAGAAATCAAGAAGGTAAAACAACAATTTGTTGAACGTGCCGCTAAGATGGTTGATCAAGTAGTGACTGAGAATTTAACTTCTGAAATTCACAGCTTGAAAGAAGACATCGAAGCCGCTCGTCGTCAAGATTTTGGTCGCAAGTTATTTGAAGCTTTTGCTTCAGAGTATCAAGCAAGTTACCTAAATGAAAAATCGGAAACAGCAAAATTACTCAAAGTCATAGACTTGAAAGATCTAGCAATGCAAGAAGCCGCCAAAGCTGTTGCAGATGCTGAGAAACTATTAGAAAGTAAAGAAGCTCAAGTCCGTGCTCTTAAAGAGAGTCAAACAAGAAAAGAAATCATGAGCGAGTTACTGAGCCCACTTAACAGTGAGCAACGTGAAATCATGAGCGAGTTAATGGAGTCTGTGAAAACAGAACGTCTTAACGAAAGTTTTGAAAAGTACTTGCCATCAGTATTGAATGGTAAGGCTCCGCAGAAGAAACAGGCACTAGTAGAGGCTAAAGAAATAACCGGAAATAAAATTTCCAACACAACCCGTAGTAGCGAAACGGCTGATATCGTCGATATCCGCAAACTCGCTGGACTAAAATTCTAAGGAGAATATTAAATGTCAGAACTATTAAACGGACGTTGGGCAGAAACTAAGGAAGCCCTATTAGAAGGCTTACAAGGCACTAAAAAATCAGTAATGGGTGTAACTCTAGAAAATACTCGCAAGTATTTGATGGAATCTCCAACTGCTGGTGCTACTTCTGCTGGCAACGTTGCAACACTAAATCGCGTGATCCTTCCAGTGATCCGTCGCGTTATGCCAACCGTTATCGCTAACGAGTTAGTTGGTGTACAACCAATGACTGGCCCAGTCGGTCAAATCCACACATTGCGTGTGCGTTATGCAGATTCATCATCAGGTGCTAGCATCCTAGCTGGTGAAGAGGCATTAAGCCCATTCAAGATTGCGTCTTCATACTCAGGTAACCAAGTTGAGACTTTACCTAAGGCAGCTACTACAGCTTCTTTAGAAGGTCAAGCTGGTAACCGTATGTCAATTCAAATCTTGAAACAAACAGTTGAAGCTAAAACTCGTAAATTGTCTGCTCGTTGGACATTTGAAGCCGCTCAAGACGCTCAAGCCCAACAAGGTATTGACGTTGAAGCAGAAGTTATGGCTGCTTTGGCTCAAGAAATTACAGCTGAAATCGACCAAGAAATTATTGCATCATTAACAAGTCTAGCTGGTACAGCTACACAAACTTATGATCAATCAGCAGTATCTGGTACAGCAACATTCGTTGGTGATGAGCATGCCGCATTGGCAGTTCAGATCAATCGCGTAAGCAACTTGATCGCTCAACGTACACGTCGTGGTGCTGGTAACTACGCTGTTGTAAGCCCATTTGCTTTAACAATTCTACAATCTGCTACTACTTCAGCTTTTGCTCGTACAACAGAAGGTACATTCGAAGCTCCAACAAATACAAAATTCGTTGGTACATTGAACGGTGCTATGAAGATTTATGTTAACAGCTATGCATATGACAATGCTCCAATTCTAATTGGATACAAAGGCTCAAGCGAGAGCGATGCTCCTGCTTTCTATTGCCCATATATCCCATTGATGAGCAGTGGTGTTGTATTGGATCCATCAACATTTGAACCAGTCGTATCATTCATGACACGTTATGGTTATGTTGAGTTGACAAACACAGCATCATCACTAGGTAACGCCGCTGACTATTTAGGTCTAGTAGCTATCACTTCAGCTAACGTTAAGTTCAGCTAATCTGATAATCCTAGCGATTATTGTAATAAAACAAAGGGCATCTTCGGATGCCTTTTTGTTTGGGTAAATATAATATGACTACTTCTATTGTTTACAATCCCACGCAGTTGGCCAATGTTAATATACTTAATGCAATAACCAACATACCTAGTATAGATTGGAAATTCAATCCAACAGCATTAGTACCTAATGTTTATGCGGTAAGCAACAAACCATTATATACTATATCAGGCATATGGATGGAAAAATATCTATCTAACACAAGCCAATTGTGGTGTACTGGTTATAATATACCCAGTACAGGTAAGAAAATTTTAGGCATAGAGCTGATACTGGACATGCAACGAAATGCTAGAATTGAAGATTTGATTATACAACTTACCTATAGTGGATCCCTAATAGGCAATAACAAAGCATCCACAGTTAATCCAGCTCAAACAGATATCTATACCGGTAATGCTATAGACCTTCCACAACCAGTTGGTGATTATCATATATATGGAAGCGGTTCAGATGTATGGGGTTTAGATGCACCCTTAACCACATTTACTCCAACAGAATTATTAACAAACGGAGATTTTGGTACAGGAGATTTCACCGGGTGGACTCTTGGTATCAGTGCCGGAATTAATATAGATCTTGTTTCGGCGTTGTCAGGGGTACCAACTCTCAGCGCACAATATGTAATTGGAGGAGGCCGAGTGAGTCAATTGGGACTCATAAGCCAAACAGTCAGTTGTAATTTTGGAGACAATTTAGTTGTTAGTTTTTACAGTTATAATTTCAATGCTCCAGAAGAACTCAAGGTCACAATGACCAACATACAGGGCAATCAAGTTTTATTGGACGAAAATAATGTATTACTTAATACTTGGCAATATCATGAATTTCACGTAACTACAACTGATACCACTACAACATTGACTTTTGGACTACGTGAAGATCCTAGTTATGTTTACATAGGAAACGTGAGAATAATTACAAATATTCCTACTTTTTTAGGTCTAGCCGAAGATCAAATTACCAATTCAACGTTTGGCGTAGTGTTAAGTTTTAGAAGTAATCAAGTACTTCCTCATAGCGATTTTGCTTATATACATCAAGCAGGCTTAAGAATCACCTACGCATAAATACAATGTACGACTCACATGGGGTGAGTTTTATGCAGAAATCCAACTGCGTACGGCCTAGAACGCCGTTTTTCTACAGGAGAAAACAAAATGGGACGTCCCTTAAATAAAAAATATATTGGTAAACGTAATACAGGTGCCGCAGGCACATTTGGTAACACAAACTTGTTGCCAACAGACTACGACTTAGGTGGTCTAAAAGCTCTTAACGCAAACGTTACAACAGCTGGTTCTTATACTCAATCGCAGGCTGCCGCTCTAACAACAACATTTCCAAAGCCAGCACTATCTGGCGAAGGTGCTGTAACAGCAGTTGGTACACCAACATTTACTATTTTAACTGGTACAACTAACGCAGTTGGTTCACAAACAACAGCTTATGCCCCAACAGCTGGTAGCATTTCGGTTACGTATGGTGGTGTTACAAGCACATATACTCCAACACTAACAACTTACAGTGGTTTTAGCATTGCTAGTATTACATCGGGCGGTGTAATGACATTATCTGGTGGTACAATTACAGCTTTGGCTGGAACAAGCGTTATATTTAACGCTGGTTTGACTGGCTCAACTGGTCTAACAGCTGGCTCAACATATTACATTACAACAAGTGTAACATCAAGTTCAACAGTGACTCTAAGTGCATCTTACGGTGGCGCCGCAATTAGTATTGCTGGTGGTACACCAACAGGTACTCTAACACTAACAATTGGTACAACTTATGCATCAGTAGCTTCTGTAGCAGTAGTATCGGGCGGTACATACGCTCAGTCAGGTGTTACATCTGGTCTAGCTGCCGCTCAAGCAACTACAGCCGCATTTGGTTCTGGTTTGACAATCGCCCCAGCAACATTTGGTGTTAATGGTGTGTCATATTCTAATGCTGGTAACGGCTATATCAACACAGTTCCAGTAACTCCTGGTATTAGTGCTACAACTGCAACAACTATTGCTAGTGGTACTTATGGTACAATCACAGTTGGTGCTACACCTTTCAACTCAATCACATTGGGTACAGCACAATCTGCTAATACATTCTATGTTGGTCAAGTTGTTTCGTTTACTGGCACACCAGGCGGCAACACAGCATTCATCGACAGCGGCTTTGCATCTGGCAACAGTTATTTGGTCAGTGCTACTAATGGTACAAGTACTTTAACATTGACAAAACTTGACGGTACAGCACTATCAGGTGGTGCCGCAGGTGCAGTAACTGGTTTATCAATTGTATTGTACAAAGAAACAGTAAGTTCCACAGACCAATTAGTTCCAGGTATGAAGGTTGTTACAACTGGTTCAGGCGGTAGCTTGACGGCTGGTACATACTACATTATTGCAGTTAACGGATCAACTGAAATTGTTCTAAGTAGCTCAGTAGGTGGTAGTGCCGCAGTGGTAACTTCAGCATCAAGTTTGACAATTACTACAGTAGTAAGTGGTAACACAGCAATCACATTTGGTTCAGGTGTCGCAGTTGCAACAATGACATTTGCCGCACAGGTAACAACTGGTTATACTGGTAACTATGCCGCTATCCAAGCACAGTCATTAATTACAACAGGCGGTGTTGTTCGTCAAGATACAGACATTATCAAACAAGAAAACACACAACGTTTCCGTGTTGAAAGTTCTGACGGTGTATTCTACGCTAAATTAGTTAACACTTTCCCAACAGTTGGTGGAACAATGGCTATCAACGCTACTGATTCCGCTGGTGGTACATATTGGGTAACTAAGATTACTAATCGTCGTTGCCGTGTAACTCGTAATACAGGTACACAGTTTACAGATGGATCAACAGTTAACTGGACATTTGGTGCACCAACAGCCAACGTTTCTGTTAAGATCGACAACGCTTAATAACCAATAGGGGCTTCGGCTCCTACTTAAGGATACACAATGTCAAGAGTCTTAAACCTCAGTGGTGATTATCGAATCAGAGTATTGTCTGGCGGGAACATTATTCTCGATCCAGGTACTACTGGTACAGTGACCATCACGGGCAATCTTGATGTAATGGGTGCTCAAACTAATATTGAAAGCACTACAGCAATTATACAAGACAATCTTATACAGATCAATTACGATCCTAATAATGTTTACAACGGTGATGGTATTCCCACAGCAAGTCCAATTAATGGACAAGCTGGATTATCTATTTGGCGAGGAAGTCGTAGCACAGCAACATTTTTATTCGACGAAAATGTCAGTCACTACAATCCAAGCACTAGCACAAATCTAGCAGGTACGTTTACAGCTAAGACCGCAGATGGAATTCCATCTGGATTACAATTAGCTACATTGGTAACTCCAAGTACCAGCAACTTTGTTTTTGATTTTCAAAATAATCCCTATGTACTTAGAATAGCCAACGGCGGCAGTTATGAAGCTCGTGTGCTTAACGATAATGATATTCCTAACAGAAAATATGTACAACAGTATGTACAAAATGCCGCAGGAACTATTGCAGTTAGTGCATTATGGTATCCTACAGTAACACCACTAGTTGATGCAACTGCAAGTGTACAGGCATTTGCTTCTAGTATTGTTTTTCAATTGGGCGGTATTACACAGGCAACATTGGCCAGCGGTGGTTTTACCATGGGCAATATTACTGTATATCAAAACAGCATTAGTAATACTGGAAGTAACAGCAACAATTTAGTTCTACAAGCCAATACTGGAAAAATAGAATTGAACGGTGTTCTTACATTAAACGATCAAGGAGCAGACCCAAGCATAGTTGCAGGTACTACTAATTTATATTCTAAAGCCACTCCTGGACCAGGAAAAACAGGATTGTTTTTTAACAATAACAATGCGTCACAAACTCCAGACGAATTAGTCAGCAGAAGTCGAGCTGTAGCACTAAGTATTTTATTATAAGGAATAGCAATGGCACTAACATCGACTTTAATTTCAACAGCAAATACAAACACTACAGTGTTTACTAGCACAGCAGTTTCTCCAGTGCTGGGAAATGCCATTACAACTATAATGATTTGTAATACTAGTTCAAGCACGTCTGCAACATTTACTTTATATGCAGTACCAAATGCAGGAGGATCTCAAGGAACGGCTGGTGTTAATAATATGATTATTAACGCTATTACTATTCCGCCAACAGAAACTGTAAGTTTAGATCAAGAAAAATTAGTATTAGGCAACAATGATCTGCTAGTGGCAAAAGCCAGTGTGGCAAATATTTTAACAGTGACAGTGAGCACTTTGGCCGTATAATGAGATACTTAAAACAACAAAACTTAAATCGTAGAACAGCTAATCACACCAGTGTGTATGTGGATTATACTGACACGAATGTGATTTTAAGTCCAGTCAATCTAGGTAGTGTAGTGTTACCTTCTGGAACTAGCGCACAACGTCCTAGCAGTCCAATTAATGGTATGATGCGTTACAATACAGATGTTGATACAGGCGGCGAAGTAGAAATTTATCAAAACAATGCTTGGAGAAGTTTGAGATTCAAAGAGTCAACTGGAATAACACAACAAAATCTCGGTGCTGGCGATGATGTTAATACAATCTTTGGACCATTAAGCCCTCGCCCACCTAGTATAGTATCCAGCAACAGTACATGGGGCGGACAAAATTTAATTGTTGTAGTTGAAAACGTTATTCAGTTAAACAATATCAACTATACAGTTGTTCAAAATCCAACATTTTCTAGTGAAACCTATACTGTTACAACCAGTATAGCAACTTCGAGCGGATCAAACGTGCTTTATTTGAACAGCAGTTTAACAGCAACTGGTGCAAGCGGCAGTGGTTCACTAGTGACTTTAACATTTCCTACTCAAAGTGCCGCACCTTTTGCAGTAGGTTCAATTATTGTAGTGACTGGATTTATTCCTCAAGGCTACAATGGCAATTATACTGTTGTTTCTTGTACTACCAACTCTGTAACTTATAATAGTACATTTAACACAACTATGACTTTTCCTGGTAATATTACTAGTAAAACTGCAACATTCCCAACTATTAATCTAGTAGGATCAACAGTATCAGGAACTGGTATACAATCAGCTACTACGGTATCTAGCTATACTATAGATTCTGTAACAGATGCGTTAACTAGTATTACTCTTAACAAAACAACAAACGCAACAATAGCCACAAATACCGGACTAACTCTAGTAGAGTCTACTAGAACTGTAGCCACTGGTGAATACTACTTACAATTTACAACTCCTGTACCAATAGGAAAAGTTGTTACGGTCTTGATCGGATTCGATCAATAAGAGGTCAATTATGGCCCATAAAATATCTCCAAAGATAAGCGCAAAAAGCGTAAGTCTACCACAAGCAGTCTCTCCTGCGGCAGTCTTGCCGCAAAATAACCCCTTTGGCCAAGCTGGTCGTGAGTTTGGAAGAATCAGCGGACCTTTGTTGTCAGCTAATTTACTACGTAACGGACACGATTTATCTTTTGAAACTGATTTACTGTATCTAAGTGTTAACAGTGGATTTGTTGGTATTAAAAATAGCACACCAGTTCGTGCGCTTGACATGGGCGGCTCTGCCACAACAGATAATCTTATTGTAGATACAGAAGCAGATCTGGGTGTTGGATTTCAAATAACTACCAATCAAATTTTTAACACTTATAATCTTCCGATTACTCTATATCCTAATCAGTCTAGTAATCCAACGATAGCTGTTAACGGCGGACTTAATACTGCCAACTTAAATTTTGCAACCAATACCATAACAGGCACAGCCAATGCTAATATAAACATTACACCGTTTCAGAATCCAAATTATGTAACAAATGGAGATTTTGAAACTGGAACATTGTCTGGCTGGACTGTACTAGGATCTGTTTCAACTATTACGATAGCAGATAGCACAAATGCCGCTACAGGCAACTATGCATTATCTGCAAGTTCTTACATAACAAAATCTACAGTATCGCAGACACTTGCAACGGCTGTTGGTCAGACCTATATAATAACTTTTGCTCTAAAAAACACCATTAATCTGTTTTTAACTACAGAAGATAGCAGTTCAATAATGACCACTGAAGATGCAAATAACATCCTTTCAGTAGTTCCAGCAACAAATTCTGGACAAGCAGATTTTTCAGTTTTATGGAATGGTGTTGCATTAACAGGTGGAAGCCCTGTTGGAACTGGGCCCAGCTTACCCTACAGCTCACCGGCATCTAGCTATTGGGAATATACCAAATATTCATTTACTGTCACAGCTTCTGGATCAGATGTACTGACTTTTAGTTTGAGAAATGACAACGCTATATTTTATTTAGACAGTGTTTCAACTATACTACAAGGAACTACTGGCGGTATTACTCAGATTAATTCAAATACTCTAGTAAATGGTGCTCTCCATGCTACCGGTGACATTACCTTTGATGGAAATATTCAGTTGGGCGATGCAGTTACCGACAGGATTTCGATTCCAGCAGAAGTAGCCAGTGACATTATTCCCTTAGCAGGAACAACTACAATTACACCGGTAACTGTAGCAATAACCGATCAACTGGGCAATGCACTAACAACTCAAACTAGCATTGGCTTATTCACTAATCCAGGTGCGTCTTATACTCAAAGCGCCAGCTATAATCTTGGTTCCAGCGCACTTGAGTGGAATAATGTATGGCTTAAAAATGCAAACTTATCGTCTGCACTAACTTCGAATACTGTTACTACAACTGCATTGACTGCTGGAAATATCAGCATATCGAGCAATAAGATAGGAGATGGTACAGCAGATTTGAATCTGTCCACCCTAGGTATTGGGCAAGTTAAAATCAATGGTTCTGCATTATTTTCTGGCAACACGATCAACAATCCAAGTTTTAGCAGTCCTTACTTTACTGCTGAATCTGGGTCTTATATTATTGTTGCAGAAAATTCTGTTATCATAGCCGCAGAAGTTACAGCACTTCCTTTAGAAATTATCAACACTGGTATTGGTTATACTGTATTCAGCGGTACCGGTGCTATAGAAATACCGGCAGGCTCTACAGCAGAGCAACCTGCAAGCCCTCAACTTGGAATGACTCGTTATAATACTACCATCCAAACCAATGAAATATGGAATGGAACCAGCTGGCAAAATCTTGCAGGCGTCAGTGCCAGCTCTAGTGTAGAAAGCGACCAGACCACAATTTGGAGCCTAATACTAGGCTAAAAAGTCCAAACAGCTAAATACTATTACTGTAGAGCTTGACCAAAGGTTCTACGATATTAAACAGTGGTAAACCCGCTAAGAGCGTCCAGCTGAAAAAGTGGTTAACCGTGAAACACGGGGTCAAAGGAGCGTAAATGGCTGTTGGTCGAATTTCGGGTCCGCTCTTAAAAGATAATTTGCTTCGCAACGGAGTAAATTTAGCTTTTGAGACGAACTTACTTTATCTAGATGTTGTAAACAGCCGCGTGGGCATTAATACAACAACGCCTTCCAATGACCTACAAGTAGTCGGAACTACAAGAACAACAAATTTAACAGTAAACACACAGGCCCAATTGGCTTCGTTTACTATATCTGGCAGCACTATTGCCAGCACAAGCAATACAATCAATCTTGTTCCAAATAATGGTAACGGTGTAGTTTACCAAGGAACTATCACAGTTGGTCAGTTTAGCATTGCAGGAAGCACAATCAGTGCTACTGGTACAAATACCAACATTAATATAACCCCAACAGGTACAGGTACTACTATTATCAATAGTAATACACTGATTAATGGTAATTTGCATGCCACTGGCACCATTACAGCTGATGGTAATATCAGCCTAGGTAATCAAACAACTGACACTATTACTTTTACTGGTGAAGTAAACAGTGATATTATTCCCAGCGCAACTAACACTTATAACTTAGGTAGCAATGCACTACAGTGGAATAGTTTGTATGCCAACACACTAAACATCAGTAATGCATTAACATTGCCTACTTTGAACGCTACTACATTAAATGTGGGCAATTTGGTTCTAAGCGGAAACACAATTACAACTGCTAGTGCAGATACAGATATTAATCTAACAACTAGCGGAGCTGGTGGTGTTTTTCTAGGTAATTTTAGAATTTATAACAACACAATAACAAACACAGTGGCCAATTCTAACACTGTGTTTACAGAATCAGGTACTGGCTATGTAGTGCTACAAGGTACAAATGGTGTTGTTATTCCTAGCGGAACAACTCTACAGCGTCCAGTTGGAACTGCTGGTATGATTAGATACAATACAGATTTACAATATTTAGAAAACTACAATACAGCAACAGCCGCATGGCAACCTGCAGGAACTACCAGTGGTGGATTAACTTTGACACAAGTACAAAATTTAAGCATCACAGCGGCATTAATATTTGGATAAAACATGGCAACGCAATTCTTAAACAGTATCTCTCAAAATATAGGAATAACACCAGTTGCTGTGCTGTCTACCAACAACGTTGGATCATACACAGTTATTGGCTTAAACTTAGCCAATACTACTAACGCTATGGTACAGATCAGTGTTCAATTATTCACCTATGGTGCCAACGGGGATGGTACAAACAATACTAGCAATGTGATCAGTCAAGCATTTATTGCTAAAAATATTATGATGGCACCACAAAGCAGTTTGAAATTAATAACCAACAGTGAAAAATTGATTCTTGCAGGCAACAATGCAGTATTAATCAATTCTAATGCCAATAACAGTATAGATGCTGTTGTCAGTTACGTGAGTATAAGTTAAGGATAGTATATGGCAAATAATTTTTATCTAGGTCAAACACCAGAAGAGTTCTTTAATCAGACTGCTAGATACTTCTATGGCATGAATAGAACAGCTGATGGTTTCTTAAAAGTTACCAAGATTAATCTAGACTCAGATCCTGATCCAGTTAGCCTAGAAGACTTAACTACCTTAAACACCACTGGATTTTATGACAATCTTGAGCAAGGTGTGGATTTCTTTGAAGGAGTAGACGGCACAACTCATATGCCTAACTATTCTGGACTTAACTTTGAACAGTATAAATGGAGCCCAGACGATTTATATTATTATGTTGACGCCAACGGAGTACTTAGTGTAAGAGTTGATGTTCCATATAACTATGCGTTTGGAGTAACTACACAAGTTCTAGCAGAAACATTGTTAACTGGTAGCACAGCGGCTGCCAATCCGGTAGCACATATTTTGGCTAACGGCTATTCGTTTGGTACTATAATTGGTACTGGCAATCCTTTAGAAAATATTAACGCCAGCAATCTTAGCACAGTAAGTGACATAGAAGGTACATTGTACGCAATAGATATGGGGACCATAGCATAAGCTAATTTAGTTCATTAAGTATGAATAAATAAGACATCGAGGAATAAAAAATGGCAGAATTCAAACTAGGTAGGATCAAATTTGTATGGAAAGGCCCATGGCAGGCTAGTACACCATACTACAAAGATGACGTGGTCATTGTTGGTGGCGTTAGCTACATGTGTATCAACGCATACACCAGCAGTTCATCATTTGCAACAGATCAAGCTAACTGGCAAAAAATGGCCGGTGGTACAAATTTTGTTACAGGTGGTTGGTCCGCTAGCACAGGGTTTAATCCTGGTGATCTTGTCACAGTTAACGGAAACGTTTACTATTGTACAACTGCACATACCAGTGCCAGTACTTGGTTAAGTGACATCAGCAACTGGGTACTATATAGCCCAGGTGTTAAATTCCGTAATACATGGACTGCCAGCACACAATATTATATTAACGATTTAGTTAAGTATGGTGCTGACATTTATATTTGTACTACAGCTAATCTTTCTAGTTCTGCTTTTAGTTCAGACTTATCTAACTGGACAATTTTTGTTCAAGGCTTAGAGTACGTTAACACTTGGAATAGTTCAACAACATACGCAATTGGTGACCAAGTTACTTATGGCGGTTATGTTTACAACGCAATATCAGTTAACGTAAATCAAACTCCTAGTACAGCAGTATCATATTGGAGTGTGGTTACAACAGGCTACAGCCAACAAGGTGATTGGAATTTAGCAACTGCTTATAAAACAGGTCATGTAGTTACATTTGGTGGCTGGACTTATGTTTGCGTACAAGATTGTACAAATCAACAACCATATGTTCAAGGAACTGGCGTTAATTCTGCTTACTGGTCATTAATTGTAAAAGGTTTCAACCATCGCGGTGCTTATGCAAAAGCACTAACTGTTACCAATGCAACTCGCAGTGGTAGCACAGTTACTTTGACATTTGCTACACAATCTAGCACACCATTTACTGTAGGAACTAACATTGTAGTTACTGGTGTATCTAGTACAACAGGATCATATAACGGTGTATTCGTAGTTTCAGGTACAGGTTCAAATACACAAGTTCAATATCAAATATCAAGCACACCTGGTACATATACTTCAAGTACAGGTACTGTGGCAGGCATTTACTATCCAGGTGACGTAGTTCTTAATACTAGTTCTACATACGTGGCTACTGGTATCAGCAGTAACGTATCTCCTCCTAATTCAGTTTATTGGCAAATTATTGGTCAAGGCGGTGTTGGTGCAACACTAACTGAAATTGGTGACTTGGCCTATCGCTATAGCGATGGTACAGTTACTGGCCTACACATGGCCAACGGTACACAATCAGGTAGTGCAGTATTAGACGGTTATGTATTAAAAGCTCGTACACAGGGCGATACCACAATGCAACCGCGTTGGGGCGAGTATGGATATATCAGCAACATTTTTTATGTTAGCGCCACATCGGGATCAGACGGAACTAGTTATGGTCGCACAATAGATAGACCTTTTGCAACTATTCGTTACGCTTGTATTCAAGCTGCCAGTGTAGCAACTAGTACTTCGCCAGTTACTATTTTTATCAAAACAGGTACATACAGCGAACTATTGCCAATCACAGTGCCAGCATACGTTAGTTTAGTAGGCGACGAATTGCGTACAACCATTGTACAGCCAGCCGCTGGTCTAAGTTCAGATGGGGTTACTCCAAATAACCGTTCAAGAATGTTCTTGCTAAATCAAGCCTGCGTACTTCGTAATATGACAATGGGCGGATTGACAGGTCAATTTACAGGTACTCCATATCTTGCAGGCGATACAACAGGCGGATCAGGTATTCAACGTTTGACAGTTGGTACATGGCCTAGTGCAACAGCCAGTGGTGCTTATTGCGCACTAGATCCAAACGGATCTATCACTAGCAAGAGTCCTTATATTCAAAATTGTTCAACATTTGGAAGCAAGGCAGTAGGATTATATATTAACGGATTAGATCAAAATCGTACTGGTACTATTTCTATGGTATGTAACGATTTCACACAAGTCATCGATGACGGTATCGGTATCATGTGTCTTAATGGCGGCCGTTGCGAAGCAGTTAGCGTGTTCACTTATTATGCTTACATTGGTTATCTTTGCCAGTCAGGTGGTGTACTACGTGCTACTAACGGTAATAACAGTTATGGTACTTATGGTGATGTTGCTGCCGACACAGATCCAACCGATGTTGGATACCCAGGTACAGTTAACAACTTGGCCAACAGCGCACAAATTGGAAACATTCTAGTAGGTAATGGACAAATTCTAGCTATCTATTGGAACTACTGTGGACAAGCCTACACAAATCCAACAATCAGTTTAGACTCGGCTCCTACAAACGGTACCAATGCCAGTGTATCAGGTGTTATTACTAGCAATGCACTTAGCCACGTGGTTGTAACAAGTCCAGGTTCTGGATATCAATTTGTTGCTGGTACAGGACGTAACGGCGGAACAAGTTCAAGCGGTGTGTGGTTTGCACTAGCCGCAACAGACAAAGCAACAGCAAATAATCAATATCAAGGCATGCGTATCACTATCGTTAGTGGTACAGGTGCAGGGCAAACAGGTATTATTGCCAATAGCTATTTGGTAGATACTCCAAGCGGCACCACTAAAGTAGTGTATGTTCAAACAACTGCTGGTGCGCAAGGATGGGAAACACTAGTAACTGGCGCTGGCATTGTTACAGCACTAGATGCTTCTAGTCAGTATACTATTCTTCCTGAAGTTACTATAGTCGGTGGTGGATATAGCACTCAAGCTGTGGTAAGAGCTAATATTGATCCAAGTACATTTACTTTTGCAGGTGTTTATATTCTTAATGGTGGTGCTGGTTATACCGGTACTCCAACATTTACAGTCACAGACCCACAAGGTTCTGGTGCAACATTTACTCCACAAATTCTAAGTGGAGCAATTAGTAGTGTAACGTATACAAACAGAGGAGCTGGATATATTGTATTCAACCAAGTTGGTCTAGCTACAAGTATATCAGATGCTACAGGTTATGCAAATATTGCACAAACTGGAAATGTATTGAATTTCTTAGGATTCAGTCAAGCACCGCGTGTTGGAAGCATTATTATTATCAGCGGTCAGGCAGCTCCGTTCCTAGTTGTATCAACTAACAGCTATACAGCAGGAACTGGTAAGTGTAATGTAACAGTTGGTTCATCAGTTTCAACTACAAATCCACTAACACAAGGCGCAACTGCTACAGTATACCAAAAATTCAGTCAAATACGTTTGACAGGACATGATTATCTGGCTATTGGTACTGGTAACTTTGCCAGCACAGCATATCCTAGTGTAAACACAGCTTCGTATATTACAGCTAATCAGCACTTGGGACAAAATAATGGTCGTGTGTTCTACACCAGTACTGACCAAGACGGTAACTTTAGCGTTGGTGATTTGTTTAAGATTAACCAAGCAACTGGACAAGCTACATTGAACGTAAGTGCGTTTAATTTGGCAGGTTTGAACAGTTTGCAGTTGGGTACAACTGGAGCATTTGTAAGCCAGTTCTCAACAGACGGAACACTAAGTGCAAACAGCGATGCCATAGTACCAACACAAAAAGCAATCAGAACATACATCAGTAGCCAGTTAGGTTCTGGTAGTAACAATTTACAAGTTAACGTGTTGACAGCTGGTAAGGTTTATATTCAAAATAACATTATCAGTAGTTCACCGGGCACTGGTTCAGACATTGTATTTGCACCAGACGGAGTGGGAGCGGTACAATTTAATAGTTTAACTAACTACAACTACACTAATGCTCAAATTCAAACACAGTCTTATGCAGTATTGGCTAATAAAGACTATGTGGATCAAGGTACTAGAGAAAACGTACATTCACTAGCAGTGGATGTAAACGGCAACTTGATATGGGTTAATGATGCTGGAGGTACCGCATCTCTAGTAGATGCATCATCGTATGTTGATTATGCAATGGTGTCTCGTGGAACAAACTTGTTAATAAATAACGCGACTGGTAACTTACAACTCACATACTAATTAGGATAATAGCATGGCACAAACAATAAATTTAGGAAAATTAAGACTGGATTGGAGAGGTGATTTCAATCCGTCTACTGCCTATGTTGCAAACGATATTGTGACATATCGTCAACAACAATGGGTATGTACACAGCCAACACAAACTGCATCGTTTGTAGGTAGTCAAACTAACTATACCCTAACAGTAACATCACTAAATCCAATCACACTATCGACTGGAACTAGCATTATTTCTACATCAGCTGGAACTACTGTAACAGTAGCCAGTACAGCAGGGTTGCAAACTGGTAACAGATTTGTTGTAAGTGGAAACGCTGGTGGCGGGTTAACAGCAACTACATATTTTGTTGGTAACGTACTTTCTGCAACAACATTAACTCTATCAACAAGTTACGCCAATGCTATAGCAGGCACTTACATAACATTTACAGCTTATACATTTGGATCAGTAAGTTCAGGATCTGCACTGATTACAGGCACATCTTTTGTTGCATACGGATCTTTAGCAGTAGGCCAGGTAATAGCAGGTTCTACAACACCGTTAGTTGTAACCAATGCAACTGGCACTGGTTCAGTTGCTACACTAACATTTCCAATTCAATCAACAGGCACTCCATTTGCTAGCGGTTCTACCATTGTTGTGCAAGGTATTACTCCATTAGGCTACAACGGAACATTTGTAGTATTGACTAGTACTTCTACTACAGTGACGTATGCTAATACTACAACACTTAGCATGCAAAGCGGAAGTTTAGGAACAGTTTCAAGCACATCTAACGTTACTACCATTACAGCGGCAGCCGCTGGTAATGGAACTGGTGTTTATACACTAAGTTCGTTAGTAGTTACTCCTACCAACAATTTGACTTACACAACAGTTGCACCAGGAGTTCCAGCAGTAGGAAGTGCATACTGGACTTCATTTACACAATTATTCAATAACAACGGTACATGGACAAACGGACAAACTTATTCCGTAGGAGACACAGTAGTTTATGCTACTCCTACAAGTTTGTTAACAGTACCGACTAGTATTGCTGGTAACTATAGTTTAAGCAGAACCGTAACACAGGCATATTATTGTATTCAAGCACATACTGCCAGTTTAACATCTCCAGTTATCACTCCTATAGATTCAGCTTATTGGACTCCTGTAACACGTAGAGGATTGTTGGGTACACAAATTGCACCAAGCAGTACACAGGGCGGTTATAATCTTGGTGTGTATGGTAACAACAATTATCAAGTACTAGTACAGCCTAACAGGGGCATTGCATTTGATAACAGTCCTAACTATTATAATGGTTCAACTAAAAATACTACAGATAGTCCTAGTTTTGGATACGTAGCTTACAATGGTCAAGCTATGTCATGGGGATTAGATGTTAACGGAAGCGTAGGTGTTCCACAAGGCGGACAAGCAACTAGCGGTGCTAGTGCTTTTGCATTAACTGCATTATCATTTCCATTCTATGATTACTGGCGTTCAGCTAGTAATAGCGGAAACGGTGTACATTCAACACCAGATAACAATTTACCTCGTGTAATACAGTGGGAAAAAAGTTATGACGGTAATCTAGTATTAATGAATTCGGGTGAAGTATTTGCATGGGGCAGTGCTACAGGCGGTGAAAACGGAGACGCATCTACTAATAATAGAGCATATCCAGTGCGTGTAGGCGGATCTTTAGTTAGTGTCAATGCTAACACAACTGCAACTGGAACTACTTATTCTACTGGTACTATTTTAACTGCTGGACATGCGTTTAGCAATGTGCGTATCAAACGTATCAGTATGAGCGGTGGTTGCGGATTTGCTGATAGCAGACGTCATTGCATGGCAATTGACGAGAACGGTAACGTGTGGGTATGGGGATCAAACAACAACGGACAGTTGGGCGTGGGTTTCATTACAGGAACAAATAATACAACCAACTATAGCATACCACAACAGTTGCCAAGAACAGCATTTGCAGTGGGCGGTGTTGGACCAGGACAATCGGTTGTAGCTATTTGGGCATGTGGAGCTTCTACTAACGGTTGGAGTTTTGCTGTAACCGCGGACGGCAACTTGTGGGCGTGGGGCGCAAATGGAAGTGGACAATTAGGATTAAATGATACAACCAACAGATTCCAACCAGTGCAAGTTACAACAGCCGGTGCTCCAAGCACACCGTTTGGTGGTGGTGCAGTAGGTTCCATAGTAAAAATACAAGTGTCAGACAACTTTACCGGTAGTGCAGCCACAAATGCTTGCTCGGCTGTTTTAACCAGTACAGGTCAAGTTTACATAGCAGGTAACAATGCAAGTGGCTGGGCAGGAAGTGGTACTGTAGCTAATCCTCAATGGTCTCCAGTAGGTAGCGGCCCAGGTACTGTGGCCAACAGTGCATGCGTTGACATGTGGTTATACGGATCAGGCGGTTCTTATACTACAATGATGCAACGTGATAAAAATACAGGACTTTGCTATACTTGCGGATATAACGGACAAGGACAATTAGGA